GCATGACGCCGCGCAGGCGGCGTCCCACATGCGCGGCGTCATGCCGGGCACCTCGTAGGCGTGGATGCGCTCCCAGTCCTTGGCCTTCAGCTCACGCGTGCGCACGCCGTAGAAGGGATAGCTTTCGAGCACGCGATTCGTGCCTGGAATGAGCAGCGCTGCGTGGCTGTAATGGCTGCGGCTCTGCCATTTTACAATGCTGGCGATGGGGTCGCCCCCGGTGAAGAGCAGCACACGGCCACAGTTGGGATCAGGTGTTTCAGGTGAGCGCATAGTCCACTCCTTTCAGGTCGGGCAGGTCGGCCCATTCGTTTTCGGTGGGGTCAAACAGGGTGAATTGCAGGCCTTCGGGCAGATCGAGGATGGCCCAGACAAAAACGTGCAGCAGGTCGGGTGTGCCATCCGGCGCATGGGCGCGGAGCGTGCCCACGGCCCAGGAGCAGCCTTCGTTCGCGGCGATGAGTTGCGCCTGCTGCACCACAGCGCGGGCTTGGTCCTCGCACTCCCACACGTTGCCTTGCCAGGGTTTGAAGGCTTGGTCAGCGGCCTTGCGCAGCATCGGCTTCGGCGGGCAGGCCAGCAGGCTCTTTTGCAGGAAGAGGCGGAAGTTTGGCAGCATCTTGCCTTCCAGCGCCACCCGCACCAGGGCCTGCACCGTAGCGCCGTTGAGGCGACGGCGGGCAGTCTGCGGCTTGGGTTTGCGGAAAGGCCAGATCATGGGGTTCAGATGGGTGTCGGCTCTAGGGCGTGACGTTGAGTGGTTGCTTGGCGCTGGTGCGCAGGGCGCGGATGAGCGGCGCATACTGCGGATGCCCCGTGACGACGGCTGCCGCGCCATACAGCGCCAGGCGTTCATCGCGGGACAGCCCAGCGATGTCGCGGGCACACGAGGTCAGCAGCAGGGCAGAGAGGAGCAGGAGAGTTTTCATCATGGGTTGTCCTTGCCAGAACGGTAAACCGAAGCGGTGGTCAGCTTGCCCTCGATGGTGCTCAGCTCACGCCGCATGCCCTTGACCTCGGTGTTGAGTTCGGTGATCTGGGAGATCAGGACGCTGTGGATCTCCACCTTGGTGGACAGCATGCGCACCGTGTCATTGAGCTTTGCCATCTCCACCGGCATGGGGGAAAGCGTGGTGACCCAGCCCCAAACAATCCCGCAGGCGATGACCACCTGCGCTGGCGTCAGACCAAAGAGCTGGAGGTGGCGCAGGATGGATTCACTCATGGTGTGTTAAATAGCAAAGGTTGCAGGCCCATCTCGGCGAGCACGGCCCACGGTTTCAGCGGCTCAGCATCTTGATCGTATGGCTCCACGCGAGAGCCGGGGTATTGCGCAGCGATCTGTTGAGCGAGCGCCAGCTTGTCCTCGGCGAACAACGTCGCCAGCCACCACGCAGAGGCGGGCAGTTGGCCGTCTGGCGAGGCCGCAGGCACAAACTCCTGCGCTGCCACTTCTGGCTCGCGGCCAAAATGCGTCACGAGGAGTTCACGCACCGCCGTCACTTGCGGCGGTGTGCCGCTCACGCGGTCGGTCATCAAGATGGCGACGGTGTAGGGCATCAGTAAATACCCCCCCAGTAAGCATTCAGGTTGGCGTGAGTGTCAGTGATCTGCTGTGCAGTCAAAACGGACGGCCAGTAAAGTAAGTCCGCGAGGTCGTTGTTTCCAAACGTCAGACCACGTTGACCGATGCGGTTCCAAGGGGTTGTATTGCCGTAAACTGTGGTGCTGCCAAAGCTCAATGTGCTAGCATTGGACTGTCCACGCACGGCGGCATTGCCAGACCACGCGGCAGACAAAATTTCCCAGCCAGTGGTTGAATTGGACGCTTCCGCGTAACCACCACTGTTAGAACCGCGTCCGTTGCCAATGAGAGCAAGCGTGGCGCTGCGGCCATGCCCAGGCAAAAAATCGCTATTCTGCCCCAGCGAAACCGCAACCGTGCCGTTGCGCTTCATCACGGCAATGATAGTGAAATCACCCGTTGTCGCAATGCTGGAACCCAAGGTGTAGGCATTCGCCACGCCGTCAAAACGCACCACGTTGCGACCATTGAGACCATTGGCACCCGTCTTGAGAGTGCCCCGCGCCGAGCCTGACGCGGTGCCGTGGTTGCCGCCGCTGGAATCCGTGAAGGTAGCAATCAAATCGCCATCACTGCCCGTGCTCGGAGCCGTCCAGCGGTTCGTTAAGCCAGCGGGCAATGCAGGAAGGCCAGGGCCGCCTGAACTCCCCGTGCCAAAGCCCATGAACCGCTGGCGGGCCAGCGGGTTCACGAGGTTGGAAGGGCTGTGCAGCAAGAGGTTCATGGCAAAGAGAACTCAGCTCAAGAGACGTTTCCAAGCGATGAAGCGCGGGCTGCCACTCATGGCTGCCACGCTGACTGCTCCGGTGTAATCGGTGATGTAGGTGAAGCCGCCTTTGCCATCGTCGGCAGCGGTGCCTGCTTGCAGGATGAGGTTCAGGCTGGTGGTGCTGGCACTGGCTCCGAGCTTCACGGCCAGCGCGGCGTCATCGAGATTTTGAATGAAGCCGACTTCTCCCGGCTCCAGGGTGAACACCGTCGCATTGGCCGTGGCGATGGTGTAATTGGTTGGCGTGGTGCCAGATTGGAGATTGCAAGAGCGAACAGCGTCCATGGTGAGGGAATGTTAAGGTTTGGGAGATTCACGGTTGCGCCGCAGTTCGGCGCGGTGGGTTTCGAGGAGTTCGGTGAGGGCCGCGTTTTGCAGCTCCACGCCGGTCTTGACTTGGCCTGCGGCCTCCCGCAGCCAGGAGGCATGCAAGTGGCGGATGCAGAACTCGTGCAGCACTTCGAGCACGGGCAGCAGCACCCAGCGGCTGGCCGCGAGATCGGTGGAGAAATTGGCATTGCTGGAGTGGGCTGAAATGCAGCGGTAACATTCCAGGCTGCTCACCGTGCGCACGTCGCCCACCGCATAAGTCGTGGGGTGAACCCAGGCCGTGGTGTTGAAGGGATACACCCGTGGCGTCCAGGAGACCCACACGGTGGGCAGATCCTCGCTGACGAGGATGCCGGTCTTGTCGGTGAAGAACTGCACGCTGGTGGCCATGCGCGTCTCGCGTGGGTCCGCCGTGTAGATTTCCAGATTGCGGGCATCTCCCAGCACGTCCCAGGAGATGAGGCCGCTGCTGGGGGTGATCTCGGCCCAGGTGAGCGCATCCTCCCAAAACACATTGCTCTGGAAAGGCAGCTCGTAAGCGAGCTTGTAGGTGCGGTTGAACTGCGCGAGCAGTTGCGCTTTGAGCGTGGCGTCGGTGGCCATCGCCGCGAGGTTTCCCGTGGGGCGCACCGCGTCTTCAAAGGCGGTGGTGAAGGGAATGTGAGCGCGTGCAGCCATGAGCGTCAGGCCACGAGGGCGGTGCGGCCCTCCTGTGCCGCTCGTTGAAGTTTCAGGCTGGTCTGCGCCAGGTGCAGCGCCCGGTGCATGCGGCCTTCTTTGGCGGCCTGCTCCAGGCTGGCAGTCCAGCCGCCTTGGATCTTGCCGGTGACGACTTGCTGCGGCGCACAGTCAGGATTGCGCCGCAAGAAGTCGCGCATCATTTCGTTGTCATCGAAGACCTCGCCGCCTTTGCAGCCACGCTCACCCAAGGTGCTGCGGTGGAGCTGCTTGTAGGTCAGCGGGGCCATGTGGTAGGCAGGCATGAACTCGAAGTCATTCCGCACGACGACGGGGCCGCGCTTGCGGCGGAGTTCAGCGGCACGCTTTTCCTGCAAAGCCGCCTTGGCATTGTCTAGCCGCAGCTTCTCGCGGTAGGCGTCGAAGATGGCACGGGCTTTGACCAGGCCGACCTTGCGGGCGAGCTTGTCAAATCCGAGCACGGGTGCCTTGTCAGGATTCCACATAATCAAGAAGGGAGCGCGGGCACTCTTGCCCGCTTCATTCAATAAAAGCCGCCAAGGCAGGCAGAGGGAAACCGGGGAAGGGTGCGTCAGATGCAGTCACAACAACAACAAATGACGCTCCCCTCCGCCTGCCCGGCGGTGATGTTTAGGCGACGGCTGTTTCGACCTTGCCGTGAACGGCGGGCATGGAGCAGAAGAGGCTGAAGAAGCCCTCGACGTAGCCCTGGGTCCCGCTGCCATCGTTGGAGAGGTCCACTTCTTCGAGGCCGTTGAGCAGCTCGTAGAAGTATTCCATTTCCAGCGCCAGCATGTGGTCGAAGTCTCCCAGCGTCAGCGTTGGCGATCCGGTGGCGGTGGCCGCCGCGGAAAGCACGAGCGTGGTGGAATTGGTGATGCTGGAGATGTAGGCACCCGCAGGGATGCCGGTGCCGCCGATCTTCATGCCAGCCTGAAGGCCAGCGGTGCTCGTCACGGTCAGCGTGGTGCTGGTGTTCGTGGTGGCGGCACCGGCCAGGCTGCCTGCGTTGCGCACGCCGTTGAGGTGCTCCGTGGGCACGACCATGAGACTGCCGAAGGCGGTCTTGTAGCCGGTGAGCATGGAGGTGATCTCGGTGTCGCTGCTGTCTTGGTTGATGCGGCGGATCGGCGCAGCGGTGTTGCTCAGCGTGCCTGCGTCAAAGAACGTCGCGAGGTGGTTCGCGAAGTCCGTGGTGGCAAAGGCGGTGAGCTTGACGTTCTTGCGCTTGGCCTGGCGGCACTCCAGCAAGAGCGTGCGCATCTGCGTCTCGGTGAAGGCCGAGGCGGAAGCCACGGCAATGACCTGCGAGGAGGCGGGGCGGTAGTTGCTGTCCACCTGGAAAGTGGAGCTGGTGCCCTGGGCGGCGTTCTCCACATAGGCGGAGGCACCCATGGTGAGGTGCATGGAGCCGAGGCGGCCTTCGTTGTCGTGGGCAGAGGCGGTGTCCTTGGCCACCTGCGCAGAGAGGTAGGTCATTTCAACGCCTTGCTTGTAGCGCTCCAGAGCGCGGAAGCGGGATTCGCCGACTTCGTTGGCCACGCCTGCGGTGTTTTCCACCTTTTCGACGCGCTTGCTCACGCCGTAGTCTTCACGCTTCTGCTGCACGCAGCCGTAGATTTTGGCGCGATTGGTGAAGTGGTTAGCCACGTTGGCGCGGGTCACGGAATCACCTTCTTTGACACCGCCGAGGCGGCCAGTGAGGTGTTTGTCCGCGACTTTGGAATAGACGGAGTTTTCAGCCGTGCCGCCGCTTTGCACGGTGGAGCTGAAGAGTGTGTTCTCGTTGTCGAGAAGGGCGATTTCGTCCGCGAGATCTTCGTGGATCGCGGGGACAGTGGAGGAAAGGGCTTGGGCCATAAAAGGAGAGTTCTAAAAAGGGTGTTGGATGTTCCACGCTGGCGCGGAGGTCATCAGGCGCGGGCCATGCGGGGCATGGGTCCGAGTTTGATGGCTTCCTTCAGGAATTTCTGACGCTCGTCTTCGGTCTTCGCCGTCTTCGCCTTCTGCATGAGAAGGCTCTTGCGGGCCGCGAGGTCAGAGCCGGAATCGGTCACCGCTGCCAGGCGTGGAGTGCTGGCGCGGGTCTCGACCGGCGGGTCTTTGCGTTCGGTGCTCTTGGACTCCTGCACTGAGGAGGACGCTTTAGTCGCAGCGCCCGCTGTGTCCGGGAAAGTGATGACGGCACGGCGGCTTTGCAGCACGTCGTAGAGCGCGGCCTTGGCCACGAGTTCTTCCAGCCGCGTGGGCAGGCTGGCGTCTTTGAGATAGGTGTCACGGGCTTCCTTGTAGCCCTTGGTGGTGGCGTGTTTCTCTGCCAGCTTGGCGGCGGACTCGCGCACCTTGCCCACCTGGGCGTCGTGGCTGAACCACTGCTGCGCATCCGTGACGCGCTGCTGGTAGATCGGCAGATCGGTGGAGCGCAGCTCGATCTCTTGACCGTTCGGCAGCGTGTGCGTGATCGGTTCGTCATCGCTGCGGCGTCCGGCTTTAACTTCCTTGTCGTGGTAGGACAGCAGGGCCAGCGCATCTTTGGCGTTCTCGCCCCAGGTCGCCACGGCATGGCCGTCTTTGAAATGCACAAAGGCATTGCCAGCCAAACCGGCGGCACGCACGGCGGCTTCACCACCCTGCTGCTCGATCTCGGCCAGCTTGGTTTCGAGTTCGCTGACTTTGGTCTCGTGCTCTTTGATCTTGGCCTCGGCTTCCTGCGCACGTTTGCGCACCTTGGCCGCTTCTTTGCTGGCTTCGGCGATGCGCTTGCGGGCTTTTTCATCGAGCTTGGCCAGCTCCGCTTCGCTGATGTCTTCCACCACCGTTTCGTCGGGGCTGACGGCGGGCGTTTCATCCGGCGTGTCAAAGGAGATGCTTTCGGCTTCGTCAGCCGTGGCAGGCGTGGCAGGCACTACCTTGGCTTCCACCACGGGGGCGGCAGCAATGGCGGCAGCGGCAGCAGCGGCAGCAGCGGCTTTGGCCTTCTTCTCCTTGCGTTGGGCGCGGAAGGCCTTGGCCTGCTCAGGACTCAAGCCACGAGCGATGTGCTCGGCAGTCGCATCCTGCGGCGTCAGAATCACTGCCGGAGCTTCAGCTTCGGCAGGGGCAGCAGGAACAGGCGTAACAACTTCGGGCATGGGTCAGACATTACATGGCCGACTGGCTCGGCTGCAATGGCTGCACACAGTTTGCCCCAGTTTGCCACGATGTTTGACGCTCGGCCTATTCGCCGTCTGGTTTGGCTGGCGGCACTTCCAGCCAGGCGCGGGCGATCTGGTAAAGGTAAAGCGCTCCGCAGGCTTGGCCCTGATCGTGCGCGGTGGCCTCTGCCTGCACGCCAGCGGCCTGCATCTCGAAGGCTTTGCGCTCGATGAGGTTAAACAAAGCCTTCACCGCTGGATCGAGGCGGTTCTGGTGGACGAGTTCGCGTTCAGCGCGGCGTTCTTCCGGCGTGCGATGAAACGCCTGCCCATAGAGCGGAGCGCAAAGGATGACGGTCGGTGTGTCGGGCATGTTATTGCGGTGCTTGGGCTTCCATCGGCGGTTGCTGCATCATCTGCGCTAGGCTCACGCCATCCGGCAGTTGTTGCAGCATTTGCAGCAGTTGTTCCGCCGCGCTGGCCTGCGCCAGCGGGTCTTCGGTCAGGGTGCGGCCAATGCGAGCGTTCTCGCCACCGTGCTGCTTCTGGTTGTTCACCAGTCCGGCCAGGTAACTCGTCAGCACGACGTGGATCTGCTGCCCACCGATCACACTTTGCTGGCGCAGCGGACTGCGCATGACTTCATCGCTCACGGCCTGTGCCAGTCCGCCAAAGTCCATGCCCTCGGTGACATCTGGTGCGCCGCCGCTGAAGATTTCCGAGAGGTGCATGCGGGCCATGTCGAGCGTCTGGCGCTGCGCGGTATCCACATCTTTCGGCAGGCATTGCGCCGCGAGGCCGGGGTCCAGCATGTTGAATCCGGCTTCGAGAATCGGCAGCGTGTTGATCTGACCGCGATTGTCGAGCGGCACGATCATGTCCTTGATGAAACCGAGGTGCTTGCTGGTCCATTCCACGTCCAGACTCTTCACGTTGAACTTGCTCTGGAAGTCGAAACTGCCGCGCACCTCATCAGCCGTGGCGGTGATGAGTTCGTTCGTGCCGGTGATGCGGGCACCTTGCAGCGGTGGCATGTATTGCTGGATGAGCTTGGCCGTGCGGGCGATGCACTGGCTCAGCGAGAGCATGAACCAATCCAGCTCCGCCTGGCCCATCATCATCGCCACGCTGTCAGACACATTGCGGCCGGCAAAGCCAAAGTAGCCGTCCACACTCTCGCGCAAGGTGCGCTCGATCTCGATGCTGCGGCCATCCGGCGGCGGAATCTGAAGTGCGGTGGGCACCTTGCCACGAATGGACGGCAGGAACACGCCAGGGGCGGGCCGCAAGCCTTCAAGTTCGGGGTCGCCGGTCCAGGTGGGGAAGGTCGTGAGGCTGGCGGCGTCGGTGCGGCTGTCCCACTGCGCTTTGACCGCCTGCTCCTTCGTCATGGTGATTTCTGGCACGCTGAAACCATCGAGCAAGAGGCGCTCGTCCTGGCTGAAGCTGAACGGCACAAAGGGGTAGGCGCCGTCCCAGTCCATGCGCAGTTCGCGCTTGGCCACCTTGTCCTTCACGTCCGCGTGCATCACCGTCTCATAGGTGCCGGTGAGTCCATCCACCGTCACAGCACGATCCCACAGCTCGATGATTTGATACAGGTGTGTCTGCGCTTCACCGCCGGGGCGGGCGCTCCAGTTCACCCCGGCACCGCTCAGCGCCCAGGGGAAGGATTGCATGCTGTTCGCAAAGAGCGCACTGCGCCCTTTGTGCTTGTCCAGCACCTCTTTGACCCAAACTTTGTCCCAGTCTTTGAGCGCGGCCTGCTCCCGAATCCACTGCGCCGAACGCCAGCGCACACGGGCGATCCAGCGGCAGCTTTCCAGGCCGTCTTCCATCATCGTTTCATACGGAAAGAACACATCCACAAACGGCTGCAGCGCCTCCCAGCAGGGAGAACTGCGCTTCACATAGGACGCATGCACCATGGCCTGCTCCGCACCGCCACGCAGCGCGGCCAGGGCACGTTTCACCGAAGCCTGGCCGATCTTCCGCCGCTGGGCTGCACCGGGCATGTTCCGCAGGCAGAGCGCGATGAGCTGCTCCTCGCCTGCTTCATCGAGCACCAGCGCCTCGAAGTCGATGCCCTCGATGAGAGTCATGTCCTGCGCCTCGGCCGCGGTCTGCATCTTCAACCACTCCGCCACCATCGGCACGGTGAGGGTGATGGCCTCCACGCCGCGTTCTTCCTTCCAGCCGACGTAGAGCAAGCTGGCACGGAAGCGGTCGGCATAGCTGCCCGCCCGCAGTCCCTGCGAGACAAACTCGGTGCGCATTGGGCCGTTGAGGTAGTAGCGCAGCACCTGGCGCATGAGTCCGGCGCGTTTTGCGTCCGTGCTCTCCATCGGGGTCACGCTCAGGCTGCCATTCATCAGGGCGGCGATGCGGGCCGCGTTGCGCCGGTTCATGACCGTCTGGGTCAGGTGGACTTCATGGTCCGCCGCGCCGACGAAGGGTTTGGCATCGCTGGCTTTGGTGTTGGCCTTCTTGCCGGTGCCGGTTTTGTTTTGCCAGTAGCATTTGCGCGTCTGCTCATTGGTGGCCATCTGCTTGAGGAACTGCGTGGCGTCACGGCAGGCAGCGTCCATTTCCTCCAGCGCATCAGAGACCTGCCAAGTGGCAAGCGGTTTTTCCGGGTCAACGACAGCGGAGAGTTCAGCGGGATGGGACATTCGAGGGGGCAGGGTTCACCGTTTGTGAACCGCACCCGACGCACCCTTCCCCAAGAGCAGGGCCATGCTTCTGCAACTCCGCGCAAAAGTCAACCACGACTTGCCGCGACCACCGCCGCTGTGAATGCAGGCGATGCGGCACGGGTGGCGGCTGCTGCTGCTCCAGCATGCGCCGCGCTTCACGGTAACGCAGTCCAGACTGTTGCATGAGTTCGAGCGTTTGGGAGAAGGAGATGAGCAGGGTCATGGTGGGGCGGGGTTAGGCAAGGGAATGGGTGGCAAAGGAATGGCTCAGAGGCTGGTGATTCCCCTGCCACCCATCGTTCTTGTTTTTTGGTTACTTCGTGGTGATCGGAAACTTTGCCTGCCCGACGTGCCCGACAAAGACACGCTTGTCGATCAGCACGCGCCCGCCCAGCTCGCGCCACTTGGCGCAAAACGCGAAGTCTTCACTGGTGCCGTCGTAGCTGGTCGGCCAGAAACTGTGCATGTCGCCAAACTCGGTGCCCTGCATCAGCGTCACATGCGGCTGCATCTTCTCAAACACGGAACGATGCACCCGCATGAATCCACGCGCCGTCTTCGCCACTTCCCACAGCACGCCGGGACTCAGCGATGGATTCTCGTTCCCTTTCAGCGGCACAATCGGCGCTTCAAACTTGACCGTGCGCTTCGAGTAAAGCCCGAAGACCAGCGGCTCGTCATGCTCCAGCAAATGCGCCAGGTCTTCCGGCTTGAACACCAGATCCGTGTCGATGACGATCATCTCGTCACAATCACTCTGAAGAAACTGCTTCGTCGCCACATCCATCGCATAACCAGGATAGGGCGTGGAAAGATGGCAGAAGACGCTCTCGCCTTGCAAAGCGCCCATCATGGAGACGGCCCAGGCCGTCACAGAAAGCCCCATGCCGTTGTCGATGATGGGGTAAAAGATTGGTTTGTCGTTGTTCATTGTTTTTGGTTTTTGGTTCTCACTTCTCCGGCTTGTTCAGCTTACCTGGCCACGCCCACACCCACTTGTCGCGTCCCGGTCTCCCGGATCGTGTGTCGGTGCCGCTGCGTGCTCGTCCCATTCGCTCCCAGCCGTCGAAGCGATAGGTGTTGCCGTTGTGCAGGTCGGCATCTTGATACGAGACAGCGAACTCGTATCCCATCGCGGGGAACACGAACTCGCGCCAAAGTCGCAGAGCCACGCGGCAGAGGCCGCCACGGGAGGCACAGAGGCGGGATAGCTCGATAGTGTTGTCTCGCGTCATCCATTGGCAGCCGCCGCCGACCACGGGCGCGATAAGGTTGCTTGCAGTCGTGACGGCCACGGCTCGCCCCTCATGCACCAGCGCATGACAGGTTGCGCCCTGATTGCCGCGATTGATCGGCCCCATTTTGTGCCCCCACTCCACAAGGCAGCGGTTGGCGTCGGCCAGAGATACCGGCTCAAACCCCACAAAGCCGAACAAGGCATCGCACCCAACGCTGACCGCGTTGGAGTCGAATTTGCAAGCGGGCGTCAGGGGCGCGGTCATCGTGGGTGGATTTGGTCGTTAAATCCGCGTCCTTCTCGGCACCGCGCCGTCATACTCAAACACGCCTGCCGTCTCCGTCGGCGTGACCTCGATGCGATCTCCGCGCCGGAACTGGTTGGCAAACACACGCGGCGCGGTCAGCCGGACGCTCACCAGCGCCCCGCCCTCCACCGGCTTGCAGCGCAGCACACGCGGCATCACGCCTGCGGCCTGCGCCAGCATGGCGATCTTAGCCGGGGCCGGGCTAGCCTCGCCCAGGCCAATCAGGCGCAGCACTTCCGCCTCGCCCTCCGGGGTAATGTGGAAGGCATTGCCGTCCTTGAGGTAATGCAGCAGCCGCTTGAGGTCGCCGCTTTCGCGCCAGCGTTTGAAGCTGTCACGCGGCACGTTGAGGCGGGCCGCTAACACGGCTTCGGGGGTGGTGGTGGGTGTCGGAGTTTGCATGGTTCTTGGTGCTTGGTGCTTCGTTCTTTGTTGGGGTCGTCAGTAGCCAAATTCGGATTCTGCCACGCGCTTGAACACGCTGCTTTTGATGTGCCGCGGGGAAGCCAGGCAGAAGTAGCGCCAGACGGCATTCGGATCACCGCAGGCTTCATCCTTGAGCCGCGTCGAGTCCGACAGCGGTGGCAGGGTGTAGTGGTTGAACATGAACACGGTGTTGGTGCATTCACGATTCACACGCACGCGGGGCAGGCCCATGACACTCTCTCCCAGGGCGGTGCGGATGTTCTGGTTTCCCGCTGCTTTGCGGGTGCCATCGGGCAGGTTCAGTTCTTTAAAGCCGCACTTCATCTGTGACACGACTTCATCAATCTTCTGCCCGCTGTTGCGGTCGCTCCAGTGGCTCCAGCGCGGATCTCCCCACAGTTCAAAGAGTTCGGCAAACTGCCCGTCCACCGTCACGACTTCGCCAGGGCGAGTTTCGAGGGTGAAGGTGCGCTCCAGCACGCGGCCCTGCCACGGCTCACCGCTCTCCCGCATGCGGTCCAGAAAGCGTTTGAGCATTTCCCACACGACGAGGAACTGCCGCTCCAAACCCCAGCCGAGGCGCAAGTCCTGCGCCGGGCCTTCATCGCCATTCATGCGGTCTCCAGCGCTGACCACGGCCCACGGGCCGGGCATGCAGCCGTTGATCGGCACCGTCTCGCACGGCCACTCCATGGCCTGCCAGTAGCGGCCCAGCGGGTCCACCACCCACAAGCCCACGAACCACGGCTTGGCGTCCGCACCGTCGATCACGACGTAGATGGAGCCGTCACGCGGGATGTCTTTCCAGTCGCACAGGTGCAAGTCCTCGCTCCAGGCATTGGCAAACTCGCTGCGCTGATCCTGCTCGACATCGCCATACAGCTTCATGCGCACCTGGCGATGCCCGCCACTCATCGCCCCGCCCATGATGGCATGATACGCAGGCTTCCAGATGTTTGCACTGGTGGGCACACTGGCCACGAGGCGCAGCGGGTCGGGCGGCTGTGCAAAGCGCCACACCTGCGTCTTCGGCGCACCGGCCAGGGTCTTGAGCACGGGCGCATCGGCCCAGCCATACTTGCGTGCGCCGGCCAGGAACATCTTCACGGTGGCGGTGTAGCCCTTGATCGGCGTGAAGGCGATGACATGCACGCCTTGCAGCACGGCACCAAGTAGAGAGCGATGGATCAAGTGGAACGGCTCCCCCGCCTCCAGCAGCGCCAGCAGTTTCTTGATGCGCTCCTGAAACCACGGTTCCCGCGTCATTTCCACGCGAGACGCGAGACGCGCATTCAGCGTCTTCACCAGCGCAGGCGGGATCAGCTCGTCGCTCAGGATGGTGTTATACTCGCCACCTTGGAAGGTGTCTTCGTCCTGGCCGTAGTTCCGCATCTCAAACCGCCCGCCGCCCGTGAAGGCCCGGCCCGTCTCGTCCTTCACCTCCACCAGCACTTGAAACCAGTCATTGGTGAAGCCTTTGGCGTTGTAGTTGAACGCTGTGTCCACCGTGGCCTTCTTCCGCGCCTGCGCCTTCAGATCGAGCGGCAGGTGATTGAAGATTTCGGGATGATGCCATTTCCGGCTCATGCCTTCCGACTCATGCAGCACCATGACCTGCCCGCTCCAGGTGTCGTCATGCTCATAGCCCGGTGGCCGCGGCGAGTAGATGAAATTGCAACTCGTCAGATGCAGCAGCGTCTTGGTTTTGCCGGGGCGATTCCCCCCCGTGATGAGGTATTCGATGACCTCCCCAGGCTGCGCCAGCCGCTTGCGGCAGAGTTCCACCAAGATCGGCCTGAAGTATTCCGAGATCCAACCGAACTGGAACGGGTCACGCGCCATGCGCTTGATCCATGACCGGCGCAGTTCCTCCCACTGCTTCACCTGCTCCCACGTCACCCGCATTTCTTGCGCCCGCTCATGGTAGCGCAGCTCATGCAGGAAAGACTCGTCAATGGCCAACCGCTCCCGCATGCGCAGCGTGCAGCCCGCTTCATCCCAGGGCGCGTCCCACAGAATTTCCAACGGCTGATACACCGCATGCGGCGTCTGCCGCGAAAGGCGGTCTTCCCACTCCTGGCGTGTCTGAAGGCGTTCAAGGTCCGTCATGTTATTCGGCGACTGAAGTTGTAGAATGACTGTTCCCCAGCCTGACGACGCGCCCAGGTAGTCCGGACGCCTCCAAGGCCAGCGTGTTTGATTCGTCGTAGCTGATGAGCGCGGACGGTGCGCCAGAGTTTGCCGCTGCCCGCCTGCCGTCCACATGATGGAAGTGGATCCTTCCCCACAAGAACAGGATTGAGTGCGCCTTCTTCCAGACGTGCTCCACCCAATCAGACGTTTCAGTTCGCGCAAAGATCATGGCGGTAGCGTTGCCGTGTTCCGCACATCTGGCGAGCCATCGGCCAGCCTCTCGCCCATACGGCGGATTGCACCAGACTCGGCCTTTCCACGCAAGCAGCAGCCCATTGTCTTTCCATGTGTAGTGCCTTTCAGCCATATCCCAAGGCCGCACCACTGGCGCACATACGTCGAGGTCAAACGGGCCAACCGATGCGAGGATTTCAGGCGGTGTCAGCCATTCATCCTTGCCCATGCTGGCGCTTTGATGAGATCCCATACCAACGGCTGGGGAACAAATCGCTGATGCCAAGACCAGCCCGGCGGGGCTGCTTGGCAAGGCGAAGTCGATGGCGGGCTGGTCAGGCATAGCTCAAGCGTTCATTGTTTTCGTGTCCGTTTGTTTCAATAAGCCCATTGCGCGTCCCCCAGTAATTCCGTCGAGTCCTGCCACCACTCATCCCATTGCTCGTTCGTGGCGACGTTCCAGTCAGGGATGCGTTCCGCCGCACCATTCGGCGTGAGACTGAGCGGCAACCATTTGAGACGGTTGTTGGGATAGATGGCCAACTGTCCATTGGATAGCTTCACCACATTGCCTTCCTTGTGTTCTTCCAGAAGCTCAACGTCACCAATGTCGAGCGTCCCGCCCGCTTGATTCTCAGGCAGGAAATCAATGGTGAACCAATAATGCCCAGTCATTGGAGGAAACCCCTTGCCCATGTTGATGAGCATCGGCACATCGCAGAGCTGACTTTTCTGCCACACTTCGATGCTGCCTGAAAGGCACTCCCACATTTGCACCTTGTGCAGTGGGAGGTTGTTTTGATCCTCTTCAGGCTTGTAGTGGTAGAGGCACTGCGGGGGAATTTTGTCAAAACAGGCGGCATATTTGTCCACCCAGACTTGAAAGCAGAAGGGGCGATTGCGCATCGCCCGCACGCTCAATAGCCAAGCGGGTTCAAACTCGGTTTCACGACCGCCGAACGCATCGGCGCGGACATAGACTCTGGCTTTGGGTAGGTTGACGTTTCTCATGCAGTTCGTTGGGTGGTTGTGGGGGTGGGTTGGTGATTAAAGTTTCGGCACTGGCACTAGCTCGGCTTCCAGGACGGGTGCAAAGCTCACCGGCTGGCGGGTGGCGCTGCCGGTCATGAGTTCGGCGGCAGCTTTGAACTCGTGCTCCACCGTGACTTCCAAGCGCTGCGGCGCACTGCCGCCCGCGTCTTTGATGGCGATGCTGCCGATCATCATCGCGCTGTTGAGGTCGCCGATTTTGAGTTTGCCTTTTTCGGACTGGTCTTCGATGACCTCGGCCCGCATGCGGCGCAGGTCTTCTTCCTCCACCAGCATGCGCGTGGCCCGCGTCTCCCGCAGGTGCGCCCCGATAGCCCCGTCCTCGTCAATGACCTCGGCGATGGTGTTGCGGCTGTGCTGGAGTTCTTTGGAAATGGCCAGCTTACTCTTCCCCTGCGCCCACAGCGCCCGGATCTGCGCCCGCTGCTCTGGCAGCAAGCGTGAACCATCATGCTCACCGCCCGACCACGCCGAAGGTTTCTTCAGCGTGACCGGGACAGACATGCCCAGCTCTGGGGTGGTCAGTGGTTGGCTCATGAGTTCAGGGGTGGAAGGTCAAACAGCCGCAGCTCAAAAGGGAATGTCGTCTTCTTCAAAGCCGTCGCTCATCGCGCCCGCCTCGGTCTGCTGCGTCACTGGAGCACCCGCCGCAGGTCGTGCTGTGCGCTGGCCGCCTGCTTCATATTCCTTGGCATTCCCCAGGAACGGCAGATTCGGCGGCTCAGGACTTTCACGCTCCACCTTCGTCGTGCTCTCCTTGATCCAGTGCGTGTTGCCAAAGTCGTCCTTGCCCTCTTTGTTCGGCACTAGGTCCATGGATAAGCCCAGCCTGCCGCTCTTCTCCGAGCGGCGAATGCGCGAGTTTTTCAGCGGGATAACCAAGCATTCCGTGGGCGTGCCGGTCTTGTCTTTGAGGTTCATCAGCACCGCCCCCTGAAATTTGCTGGGGTCGATGTAGGCGTTGAGTTTGTTGTGCATGGGGTTGTTGTGTGTGTGGTCGGGAAATCAGAAGCCGGGCAGAACTACCTGCCGGTTCTTCTCGTTGTTGGAATAGAGGTGCGTGGTGCGCCCCTCGAAGCGTTGCAGCGCTGGCTTGAAGCGCAGGCAGATGTCATCCGTGGTGGCTCCCCAACGGTTCTTGGCGATGATGAAGCGGGCGTGCTCGTTGTAGTCGGCCTGGGCCACGCTGATGTGCGCAGGTAAGCCGCGCCCATCGTGCCAGCGCTCCGGGCAGTCCTGTCTGAAACCGTGCGTCAAATCTTGCCAGCGGGTTTGATCTTTCTCATCCATCGCGGCCCAGTCCCGCACCTCTGGTGGGCGATGGATGAAGGCGATGTGCGTCGGGTATTCCACCATTTCGGAAGCGCCGCGAATGTCCCCCGGCGTCGGCGGGCGGTTGCGGTCCTGCTTCTCGCGGGCTTTCTTGTCGAGCTGCACGAAGAGCACGACCAGCACGCCGAGATTGCGGCGGATTTCATGCAGGCACTCCATGATTTCCTTCTGGCCGATGCGCTCGTCCTTGCGGCCATGATCGCTGCTGGGCTTGAGCTGGCCGAAGTGGTCGATCACCACCACCTTCACCCCATGCCTACGCACATGCAGTTGCACTTTGGCCCGCAGTTCCGCCGTTGTGATGCTGCTTTTGTGGTCCCAAAAGATCGGAGCCAGGGACACTTCCTGCGCTGCCCGTGCCACCGCGCCGTGGTCATCGTTCTTTATCATGCCGTTGCGTGAGACATTCACATTCACGCCGCTGCGGCCCAGATACAGACGGTGCCCCATGCCCATGCGCCCCATTTCCAGCGGGAAGACCAGCGTGGGGATCTTGCACTCCACGGCCATGTGCTCGATGAGCGACACCGCGCCCACCGTCTTGCCCATGCCAGGGAAGGCACCGATCATGAGCAGGTCACCATCGCCATCTGGAGCCAAGCCATGGAAGGTGCGGTCCACATCCGCCCAGCCCGTCTGCACGCCGAGCACTTTGCCACGGTTGTCGCAGATGCGCTGGAACGCATCGAGCCATTCATGCGTCATCGTGACAGAATTCAGCACCTGAGTTTCCGGCCCGCCCTTGTTGGCGCTGGCGGCTTCCAGCACCTTGAAAATGCGCTCTTCGGCGCGTGCCACCACCTGGCTGGCGTCCTCCAGCTCCGCCACGCTGCCGTGCCCAAACGCCTCCTCCATGCCATCCGCGCACACGTTGACCAATTGCCGCATGAGCCACTTCTCCGTGATGGTCTTTTTGTAGAACGGGAAGTGCGAGGAGACCGGCACGAAGGCGAATAATTCCATGAGCGCCGCAGGTCCGCCCACTTCATCCAGCTTGCCGAGGTCTTTCAGCCGGTGCGTCACGGAGGCCGGTTCAATCGGCTCGTTTTTGGCCTGCATGTCCAGCAGCAGCTCGTAAACGGTGCGGTTCTGCACATGGTAAAACGCTTCTGGCAGGAGGTCGCGCTGGCACTCCAGCACCCGCTCGGTGGGATCTTGCAGCAAGCAGGACAGCAGCCCCTTCTCTGCCTCATCGCTGAACGGCATGCTTTGGTTCAATGCGGCCAGCTTGCGCTCGGCCTGATTCGTTTCGTCACTCATCGGGTCATGTCCTCCAGCTTGATTCTCAGTTCCGTTTTGTAGCTCTCAGGGATGCCATGCCAGCCCTTCGGGCATTCCACCTCCGGCCAGCACAGCGCCCAGGCGTCCCACCAGCCCGCTGGCTCCTCCTCCACCGGCAGCGCTTTTTCTTTTTTCGCGGTGCTCGGCGTGGCGTAGCTGCCGCGGCGCTTGTCCTCGCGTGCCCACTTGCGCAGGTCCGCCCGCCAATCGGTGATCGGCACCTGAACGCCGCTCCTGACCGGTTCCCAGTTGCAGGTGCTGCGGTCATCGAACCAGTTCCGCACGCTGGCGTCTTCGATGATGAGCATTTCGCCATTGCCCTTGGAATAGCTTTCGGCATAGGCCAGCGCCTCTTCCACTGTCACCGGGACACCCGCGCCCCCTTCTTTTTTTTCTGGCCTTGATCCAGTCTGGAAATCTTTGGGGGAGGGCGCGGAAGCTGCGTCAGCAGCGCTTCCATTCCCTTCCACTCCCTTCCCTTCCTTTTCCCTGTTCCCTTCCCTGTTCCATTCCCCACGGTAGTCGTCCTGTAAGACTACGGGAGCACTACGGGAGTGTTCCGGTAGTGTTGTGGTAGTGCTATCGGAGGATTCAGGGAGTAAAACCTTGATCTTACTGCGTGCGGGCTTGTTGATGACCTGATGCTTTCGGAAGTTGTTGATGTGTCCGATGTCACGACCATCATCGAGTCGAGCGAGTGTGAGGTAGCCAATGGCCTCCAATTCGTTCAACATCTGCAAAATCGGTCCGGCTTTGTCCAAAAACGGCATCAGCTCGCCACGAATCAGCGCCGGATGCGCCATGAAATAGCCTTCATCGTCGGCCAGATTGAGCAGTCCGATGGCCAGCAAGCGGACTTCGGCACGCTGCTGCGCCATGATTTGATGCTTCCAGAAATCGGGTTTGAGGGTGCGGATTCTCATCAGGCTTGGCCCTCCGGTTTGGCGCTCACCAGGGCCTTGCCTGCCGCGGTCAGATGGAAGTGCGCTTTGCGGTGGCGACGGCCATTTTCAGAAATGCCGGTGCCCGCCACGCGCTGCACGAAGCCCGCCGTGATGACCATTTCCAACTGGTTCCACACATGCCGGGTGGTGCGCTGCATGACCGGCGCGAGATCGTCCACCGTCACCGCATCGCGGAAGCTGTGGAGGATGATGAGCAGCAGCCAATGCGTCTCGTTGTATTGCAGCGCCGGAGCGCATTTGAGCCAGTGTTGAATCATAGTGTGTCGGTTTCCTTGCCAAGGTTTTGAATGGTCTGCTGTGCGGCCAGGGCAGCGGCATGGCGCACGGCGGCGGCGTGCGCTTTCTCCAGGGGGGCGATCATGAGCGGCGCGTTTTTTTTGCCGCTGCTGATGACGGCATGGTCATCGCTGCGCAGGTCGATCTGGCCGAGGGGCCAAAGCTGGCCGTTGTCGCGCACTTCGCACACGAGCACGCGCAGGTTCACCGGCAGGTGCATTTTACTTTCAAGGGAAGGAGTCATCGGAGGAGGTCGCAGTTGAAGGGGTCGCGCACCGGCTTGCTGTCGGTGGGCAGGTTGTGGTTGAGAGCCGCCAGCGCGGTGTTGAGTTCGCTGGTGGCGTAAAGCAGAGCGGCCTTGCCCGTGGCGTCGGTGACTTCGTGCTGCGCCTCTGACACGAGGCGGCGGGCCATGATGAGCTTGTCCTGGGCACTCATACCGCGGCCCCCCTTTTTTTGCCCAGGATGCGGCGGGCTTCACGCAGCACGTCGAGGTGAGCGGTGTCATCGCTGACCATGCCAGCCGCCCGCACGATGAGGTCTTCCAGCGCCAAGATGCGCAGCCCCATCGTCGTCAGGAGTTTCATGGACGCGCCATCCATGCACGCCGCGCCCCCTTCTTTTTTTGGCGGCACCCCAGACAGGCAGGGGCAGTCCGGCTCTTGGCAGTCGATGGAGTTCGCCAGCAGGCACTGCGGGCATTGAGTGTGCATGTCATTCATAGGCTGGGTGGCAATGTGAAAATTTTCCTCTTGGCCGGATGTATTGTAGAAGCGCGGGCGCAGCGCGGGCGCGACCCCCTCCCCCCCCTCCGAAATTGAACTGCGCAACCAGGCCGCTCGGCACCCAGCCCAGCCACCGGCCAGCCAGTAAACCATCTAGCAGCGCCAGCGGCGGGCACTTTGCCCAGGGAAACGCCAGGGAAGTAACAGATTGCAAATCTAGTGCGGGCTGCAACGGGGCCATTTCCGCCCTCGATCCGCGCCTCGATCCGCGCCCAGGCCGAGCGGGCCGGACGGGCCGGACGGGCCGGACGGGCCGCGACCAACGCCGCGTTTTCTCGCGCCGCCGAATCCATTTGGAAAGCCGCCTGCAGGCCGGGGGGCGGGCAGCTCAATGCAACTGCTCCACATCGCGGAGCGCAGGATGAAGTGTCATTCACTCGCGGAACCCTCCCCAGAAAAAAAAGAAACGGCGGCGGCGGACGAATCGGGGCGGACCGCTAAGCGCTCGTCGAGCTGCTCAAGATCCCGGACGCGGACGCGCACCAGGCGGCCGAGTTTGCGCACCGGCAGCACCGGCTTGCCATCAGCGCAGAGTTGCCGCGTCCAGCCGTAAACGGTGAACAGTGACACCGCGTAGGCCTCCGCCACCTCCTTGACCGTGCACAGCGGCTCAGGCCCGGCTGGGCGGCCACGTTTGCGCAGTGTTGTCAGTCGCTCGCTCATAGTGTCAGGTGGAAAAAAGAAAGCGGCCCGGTGGCGTGATGCCTGGCGGGCCAGAAAAATCAGCGATTGGACCAGCTCAGGCCCAGGGGGAACACTGCCGACAGTGCCTCGTGAAACTCCGCGATTCGGCTCCAGTGCTCAGCACGAGCACGAGCAGCCAGGGCAAGGCGCGATGGTGGTAGCCGCCGCAGCGCAGCATGCGCCCCGCCTTGCTGCGAATAGAGTCGCGTCTTCACGGCTCGACCTCCTCATCGTGGGAATCCGCCTCGAAAAAACTCACCACCCAGCGACCCAGCCACAGCAGGCCAGCCAAAAGAAAAAAGCAGGACAGCCCGACCAGGGCACCATCAACGACCACATCGGCCAAGGTCGGCTGGTAGAGATGAAATCTCATGCCACCTCCGCAGCGTCACCGCTTGCGGCCTCTTTCTTGAGTTCCTTCTCAATCGCTTGTTCGGCCCAGTAGGCGATCTGGGCCGACAATGACCGGCGCTCCTTCTCAGCATGGGCTTTAGCCCGTTCGTGTAGAGCATCTTCGAGGTAGAGAGAAACCGCAGCCATGTGTATTCGAGTGGTTAAAGTGTTATACACTTGTTACCAACTGTTACAAATCTGCGCAACAATTTGTTTTGAGTATTTGTTATTTAAGCCTAATAAGGCCTATGAAACCAAAACCCAAACTAGGCGAAAGTCGGGCAGGCAAAAGAGCGCCCGGCCAGACCGCCACCACCATCAGTTTGAGCGAAGAAACGCTGGCTAAAATCCGCTATCTTGCCGCCCAGGATGGGCGCACCGTTAGCAACTGGCTCCGCCGACTCATTGAGCGCAGCATGGCCGCAGAAGAAGCCGAGGCACGGCTCACCCCAGCCGAGACCAACCGCATCAGCGAAACACCGCCCGACGTGGCAAACTTGCGAGGTCTGAACAACGCTGTCTTGGTCAAGCCCCGCAACTAAGCCGGTCACTCAGGCAAAAGGGTCTCGTAGGCCAAGCCGCAGATTGCAAAATGAACACGACACCACGAACCGCTAAAGTGCTTGCGGAAGCACTAAAAGTGCATGGTTGGGAGCAAATTGACTTAGCCAAGAAAAGCGGCGTCAATCGCGCCACGATCTCGCTGCACCTCAACGGCTCACGCCCAATCCGAGACGATCACCTCGCGCTCTACATCAACGCCCTGGACAAGCCCGAGCAGACGCGCCTGTTGTCCGCCTGGCTCCAGGACACACTCCCCGCCGAAGTGATTGCCAACGTGCTCGACATCACCTCCAACAGCGTGCGCGAGGAGGTGCGCGCCTGGCGTCCCGGCCTCACGTCGGAGCAGTCCGACATGATCAACTGGTGGGCGGCCAAATTTGCCGCAGATGACGAGCTAGCCAGGATTTTTGAGGCCATCACCAGCAAAGAAGGCTGGACGCCGTAATCACGCGCCGAGGCCCCCAAAACACCCCACCAAAGCCCGGCCACAAAGCCGGGCTTTTTCATACCCCAAAAACATTTCTGAAATAATTGTTGCACGCAACAATTACATGCACCATACTCCCCCCGTTGCCACAACGGCAGCCCGTGCATCAACACGGCAAACCAAACGACAGACACAAAATCAGACCATGAAAACACAAACCACCACAGCCACCCGCGACCTCTACCAAGAAGTCACCGACCGCATTCTGGCAGCCCTGCGTAATGGCGTTTGCCCTTGGCGCAAAGACTGGACCGCCACCAACGACACCCCGCGCAACTGGGACAATCGCCCTTATCGCGGGATCAACTGGCTCATGCTCTCTACCCTCGCTTACAAGTCCCCCGTTTACGTCACGTTCAAGAAGGCGCTCGACCTCGGCGGCCAGGTCCGCAAAGGCGAGAAGGGCCAGCTCGTCGTCTTCTGGAAATTCTTCAAAGGGAAAGACATCAATCCCGCCACCGGCAAAAATAAGACCGTGCCCATGCTCCGCCATTACTACGTGTTCAACGTCGAGCAGTGCGAAAACCTCCCCGCATTGCCAGCCGTTGACGCTCGCCCCTTCGCGCCGCTCGATGAGTGCGAACGCATCGTGGCCAGCATGCCCCAGGCCCCCAGCATAAGCGAAAACGGGCGCGGCTCATGCTTTTATCGCCCCTCCACAGACTCGGTGCACATGACCGACCGCCACGCCTTCAAATCGAGCGAAGGCTTTTACGGCACCCTCTTCCACGAGCTAGGCCACGCCACCGGGCACCCTTCCCGCCTCAATCGGCCAGGCATCACCGAAAAGGCCAATTTTGGCAGCGAAACCTACAGCCGCGAAGAACTCGTGGCCGAGCTGACCAGCGCCAACCTTTGCGCCCATGCTGGCATCGCCTCGCCAGTCATCGAAAACCAAGCCGCCTATCTGCAAAGCTGGCTCAACGTCCTCCAGGAAGACACCAAGGCCATCGTGTGGGCCGCAGGCAAAGCCGCCCGCGCTGCCGATTTCATCCTAGGCCGCACCTTTGACGACACCACCGAAGAAGCCGCCGCCTAAAAAGCACCACGGGGGCCGCGCATCCATTCACGCGGAAAACTGCACTCGATAAAATCCCCAAAATAATATTTGCACGCAGGAATTGCCCGCTCCATACTCCCCCCGTTGCCACCACTGGCAGCCGCTGCATCAACAGCGCTACCCACCCGACAGACACACAGACACGACCATGAAAACGCCATCCATCAGCACCCAGCAAATCGCCAACCTCAAAACCATCCTCGGCAAAAAGCTCTTTGCCATCGCTCTTAAAACGCCCAGCAGCACCAGCAAAAAAGACGTGCTCGCCACCGTCAAGGCCTGCAAAGGCCGCCGGGCTATGAGCCAGACCGCCGCCGTCGATGGCATCCTCCGCGTGGCAAACCTGATTTCCCAGGCACGCTACGCTCGCAACATGCGCCGCACAGCACCCCGTCGCCAGGCCCAATTCGTCGGCGGTCGCATCTTTGCAGGCCGCGCCGTGCTCGACCACACCGGCAGCCTGGCGCATCGCCTCCGCCGTCACAAGGTCGGCCCCGCTCGCCGCATCATCGCGGATCTTATGCCCAGCCTCTCCGGCGATGTCAGCGGCCACATCGAATTCGCCGCTGATTTCGCTGGCGTCACTTTCACCGCCAGCACCAGCAAAGGCGAGCAATACAGCAGCCGCTGCACCTACAGCAAGACTGACGGCGCATGGACCGCCACCATCCAGGCAGGCTGGAACCTCCACGTTGCCAAGCTCGGCCTCGGCCGCGTCGATGGCATGCCCACGCTAGCCGCACTCCCCGTCGAGTCTGATGTGGACGGTGAGCAAATCTTCCGCGCCAAATGGCTCGAAAAAGCCCGTGGCTTTGCCGCCCACGTCCGCACCGGCTACATCGTCCGCCGGGTGATCGCGTCCCGCACCTACACCGCCCACGCCAGCAGCATCGGCACCGCCCGCAGCCTCATTACTCGGCAGACCCCCGAGAGCATGCGTGCAGCCGATGAGCGGGCCGCAGCCAAGGCCGCCCAGATCGAGCGCCTTCAGGCCAAACTCGCCGCCAAGCTCGAGGCCGGCCAGCTCAATGGCTACGCCCCAGTTGTCGTTACGATTAGCGACAGCCTCGCCGTCGGCAATTGCGGCAGCGGCACCCGCAACTGGATCGCCAAGCATCTGCCAGGCCGCACCGCCGCCACCGTCGCCGAGATCGTCCAGATTCCCGACGAGCATCCCCGCGTGTTGCTCGCCTGCTTGCATGCCATCCTCCGCGCTCAGCCCGAAACCCTCGCCGCCTAAGTTCCGCCCCGTCTGCCCTCGGTCCCCGCCGAGGGCAGCAGGGACGGCACCCGCCGCACCACCCCCCCCCCCCCCACGACCATGAAAACCTACTCAGCCAAAGACCGCGCCGAAATCGCCGCCATGTATCCCGGCACCTGTTGCCGAGTTTCCAATCTCCGCCACACCCACAGCGACCGCTACACCGGGGAAGGCAACCGTGCCTTCACCACTGAACAAGACGCGCTCGATTATTGCGCCGAGCTTGGCGGCGCAGAATGCGACCTCCCCGAATATTATGGAGACATCGCCTTCAGCGCCGATGGCAAACAAATCCGCATTCTTACCCGTTATCCCGTCGCCCCATGAAAATCGCCGTTGCCCTCCACCACGCCGACGCCGCCCGCATCCTCCATGATGCGGGCGTGCCCGTCCCACGCATCCCCACCGGCTGCAACACCATCAGCCAGCATTTCACCACCGCCGACGGCCAGCCCGCCCTGGTCGTCAATCAAACCGGCTTCGCCCCCACCCAGGCTGACAACGAGGAGGAGTGCAACGGCTGCTCCGTTGCCATCGTGCTCGACCCCGTGCCCCAGGCCGAGGCCGTCGCCGCCCTCGAGCAATGGCTCCAAACCATCCTCACCCCATGAGCCAACATCCGCACATCATCGCCGCAGCCCTCGCCCAGGCCAAAACCCTGCGCCAGCATTACGGCCCCGCCCACGTCATCAACCTAAGCGTTTACGCCTCCGATGCCGATCTCCGCCAGCTCCGGCCCGAAGACGGCCCCACGGCCACCGCAGCCGAGCAGCGCCAGATCACCGAGGCCGTCGCCGCCGCCCTCCGATCTGAGGGCCAGCTTGTCAAACTCATCACCCTCCGCGCCGTCGATTACCTCGCCTGGCTCACCACCACCGGCAAAACCAACAACCCTGCCACCCGCGCCGAATGGCTCACCTGGCAGCAGCCCTGACCCCTAAACAAAAACGCGGGGCCGCGCATCAACGCGGCCCCGCCACGACAGACAAGCCATGAAATCACCAAAGCAAGCCCCGAAAGGCCAGCCCCAGCTCAATACCTCCGAGCTTACCACACGCGGCACGCCGCGCAAGCGCGCACCAGGCGCAGGCAGGCCCGCCCTCACCGATCCCCGTTGTAAAACCCTCCCCCGCGTCTCTGTCGCCGCACACCGGCACCTCCAAAGCATCGCCACCCGCCAAAACATCAGCCTGGCCGATGCCCTCGAAATCGCCATCACCGACCTCTACCAGCGGTCCAAACCCAGAAAACAACCGGGCGCTCAGCCCCAGGCCTAAAAACCCGGCCGCCTAAACAAAAAGCCGCAGGCACCCCCTGCGGCTTTCTTGTGTCTTCGCTGCGACATGTCGCACCGGATTGTTCACCCCGCCCGCAGCCCCACGGCAGGCACCACGCGGTCCTCGCGGCTATACCGGCCCGCCATCGCCTCGCTTGTGTGCCCCAGGCCAGCGCCCACCGCCGCCTTGCCACCGAACCGGCGCAGGAGCTGCCCTTTGCGATGCCGCAACAGGTAAGCCGCGTGCGTGCCTTCCACCCCGCAAGAGCGCAACCAGGTATTCAGCCCCGCGTGCAGTAGCCGCCCGTCCGTTTCATTCCGTGCGCCGATCAGAGATCCCGGAGTCATCACCGCCCGCGCCACCTCCACCACCGCCGCCGATACCGGCGTCAGCACCTCCGCGCCATGCTTCGCCGCCGCCACTCGCAACAGCCCGCCAAAGTCGCTCAGCTCCGCCTCATCCACGCGCCACTCGCTCGCCATCTTCGCCCGCCATTCCGCCGATTCCGCCGCGCTCAGCGCCCGCAGATCCCCAGGCACCAGCCGCCGCACCGACACCGGACGCATGCCCGTCTCCTCGCAAAGCTGCTCAAATAGCCACACCCGCACGTCTTCATCCCGCAGCCGAGCCAGCGCCCCGTCAATCCGCGCCATCACCTCCGCCGGGATTTCCTTGTGCCCCTTCGGTCCAGGCAGCGCCAAACGGCACCCCAGAAACTCCGCCAACGGCGGCACATTCAGCCCACGCAAAATCTTCGTGCGCGACTTCTCGCCGAAAATCGAATTGATCGAGGTCATGTAAGTTCCGATGGTCGTATTCCACGCCGCTTCCGTCCGGTCATCCAGCGCAGGCAGTTTCCCCGCCCGCTTGAGATCCCTCAGCAGTGCCCAGCCGTGCTCTGGCATGTTCTTCCCCGCCCCCAAGCCCAGCCAGCCGCGGCGGCCCGCCTCCTGCCGCAGCTCCGCCCAGTCCAGCTTCAGGTCTGCATTCAGATCCTCCCACTTCAGACAGCCGATGTCCTTCCCCGTCGTCTGCTCGTAAACCGTCGCCAAGAAATTCAGCCGTTGCGTCCGGTCATCCGGCCCCCGCTCACGGTAAAGCGCCAGCACCTCAGAGACCGGCGTCCACTTCTTGGGGTTGATCAGCTCTTGCAGCCGGTCCAGCTCACCCCGTTGCAGCATCGCCGTATGCGCCTCCAAAAACTTCTTCGCCCAGCGATGCACGGGTTCCTGACACTGTTTGCACCCCGCCCGCGTCTCCACCGGATTCCCAGTTTCAGCCAGGCACTTGTCACAAAGCCTGTAAGGATGCTTCGAGCGCGTCAGCGGCTTCCCCGTCCCCACAAAAAAGCGCACAATCCACTTCCATTCGTATTGCGGCAGGCCTTCCGGCCTCGCCTTCGGCTGCCGATAAATTGAGTAAGATCCGAGGGATGTTTTCATGCGTGTTTTGGCGGTAACAGATTGCAATCTGTTTCTCTGCTAGATGGTATGCTATACGGCATTCCGCCACAATTCAACACAAAACAACACAAACAAAAACGCATGATTCCGCCCCGTGAAAAACCTTCATGGCCCTGGAACCCTTATAAAATGGGCCTTCCAGCGTGTTTCAGTGCATAAACCAGCCCGTTTTGGGTGGTTGCCTCACAAGGATTCGAACCTTGAATAACAGATTCAGAAGGCATTGAGGGCCGCGCTGGAGGCCTTGTAGAATATAGGTTCCAGCGCAAAACGCACCGCGCTAGATGGTCAGCTAGATTGATTTACTCACTTGAGCAGGCGCAGCGGCCAGAGTCCGGTCTTCATGCTGCCAGCATAACACGGCTGTCAAATCTTGCTCTCAGTCTGGCTTAAAACCCCATCGCACACATCCCATCCGAGAGTTATCATTTCGTCCTTCACCCGCCATTTATGCAATAGGGTCGGCTGCGGTTTAGGTTCGCCGTTCTCGCGTTTCAAAATCCCAATCTCAAAGAACATCAAGCGGTAGTCTGTCCTCGTTACCGGAGCCAAGATAACCCTCCATTCATCCATGGTTTTCATAGGCGGCAATTCTGGATTTAGATTTCTTCTCGTCCAGTTTGATCAATTCAGCCTGCGCAGAGTCCCGCTTTGAGATCAACCACTTCTCAATCCTTGCAGTGTGTTTAATAACCCATTCAAAGTAACGAAGTAAGCTGCGCAGACATTCAGGCAGAAACCACCACGCCATAATTGCCAGTAGAAATACGCTTAGCCAAAGTTCTAACTTCATGGCCGCATGCTACCATGGCTGTCAAATGGGTGCTCCGGGCCGATTGTCCACCAAGGTGCCTGCGTGGCGGGCATCGAGCACGATGGCGCAGCCTGCGGCGACGTGGCCGAGGTGGTGGGCGGCGCTTTCGGGGTCGAGGTCTTCGCCTTCGAGCACGCAGTCGATGTGGCGTTTCATCGCGCCTAGGTAGGTCATGAGGTCCACCTTGTTCTGCCGCCAGTTCCAGGGGCCGTATTTGCGAGCGCCGAGAGTCAGCGCTGCTGCCACCTCCCGGCTGAAGACCGGCGGCAGGAGCTGGAGTTGCGGTTTCATGGCACCGGCTGCGCCTTTGGGGTCGGTGCTCATGTTACTTGACCACGCTGGCCTTGGCTCGTGCTTTGATCGCTGCGCTGCGGGCTTTGATTCGGGCATCGGCTTCCTGCACGGGCAGCTTGAGCAGGTCGGAGCCTTCGAGGCTCAGCCAATCCTTGTAACCTTGACCGACGGCCTTCTCGTATCTCCACACGGCGTCACGGCCCAGGGTTTCCAGCGGCACGCGCACGTTGTCCTGGATGACGGTCACCTGGTCGCTCGGCATGGGCAGGGACAGGCCACGAGCCAGCAGAGCACCGAGCACACGATGCGCCTCGCCGCTCTCCACGCTGGTGTAGGCGCGACTCCAGGGGGTGCGTTGCAGTTTCACCTCCTCGCCCAGCAGATTGAGCTGGGGGCGGCCATCGTTGACAAATTTGCGGGCGATGGGCATGCTGCGCAGCATCAGCTCGGCAGCGCCCTCGGGCTTAAAGTTGCGCGGATCGGTCCAGGCCTCCGCGTCCTTCACTAGGGTCGGCATAAAGCCTCCGGCAAAGCCGGTGCCGGTCTTGATCATCTGGTCGATCGTGCTGGTCACTTTGTCTGAGCTAAAAGACGGCTCGCCAAAGAGTTCCACGAGATTCCGCACGGCAGACACGTTCTTGACCTGCGTGTAACCGGTGGCCACGCCGCGCAGCAGATGCCCAGCGGTGCCGCGTTCGGCCCAGCTCGCGGGTTTGTGGCGCTTCTCATCGAGCATGCCACCGACCACGGCAAACAGGCCCATGGTCGGCCATTGCTTGTAAGACACTCGGCGCACCTTACCGCCTTCGCGTTTCCACATCGTCAGGCGTTCGTAGCCTGCGGCCATGCGTTCCTTGGCCTGCTGTGGGTTCAGGGTGCTCCAGTCGCCTTCGATCTGCCAGCCTTCGTCTTCGTCGTCACTGTTCAGGAAGATCGCCGCCAGTGTGCTGGCCAGCATCAGGCCCACGAGGTTCTTGCCGAGCAGCAGCTCCTGCTGCATGCGGCTCACGTCGCGGCCATAGAAGCCCGCCTTGCCCAGCACATAGCTGCCGGGGATGTAGCGGGTCAGATCCGCGCCGAAGTTCGCGCCGAAGCGCATGAACCGCGTGCCGGTGATGCCGTGCAGGGAACCGGCCATCACGCCGGAAATCACCCGGTAGAAGCGGTTTGCCGTCACGTCTTGCGCGTAGTCGCCCAGGCCACGCTGGATGCTGCCAAGTCCCTGCTTCATGGCGCTGTAGATGATGCCAAACACGCCGGTGGGATCGTTCTGGTAGGCTGCCATGTCGCCGATCTCTGACGCGGCGGCGTAGTCGGCAGGTTTCACGGTGCCGTTGAGGATTTCGCGGGTGCGAGCGCTCACCGTGGCGCGTTCTTGGCTGGTCTTTGGCTCGGCACCGCCGGTCACTTCCCGCAGCGCTTGCGTGCGGGCGTCGGCGCGTTCGCTTGCCGTGAAGCCCACCCTGCCCTGGTAGAGTTCAGGGTGCAGCGCCCGTGCCACGGCGATTGCGCCCTGCGTGGTGGCCGTGTTGTTGATGTGGTCAGCGGCAGCCATTAGGCGGCCCGTGAACATCATCACCGGAGCCAGGCCGTATTTCTGAAACGTGTTGCCGTTCTTCCACAGGTTTTCCCCCAGCGGCACGGGTGTCACGCTCGTCTCGCCCTCCAGCGCCTTCTTCAGGTCTGCGCCAAAGCGTTTCAGGTAGCTGGTGTCTCCCTTGAAGAGGATTTGACCGCTCTCCCGCACGCCTTCAAACAGGCCGCGCCACCACTGCGCATGCGCGTCGATGGCGGCGCGGCCTTGCCCACGCGCCATGAGTCCACCGATCTGCATGAGGTTTGTGCCCATGCCGTTGATGGCGGCCAGCCAGGTGTCAAACTGCGTGCGCAGGCCAGACAACACGGCGGCGGTCCAGTAGGAGTTCAGCACCTCGATCCAGCTCGCGCCGGTCTTCTTCTGGATGGCGTTCAGCAGATCGCGCAGTTTCTGGTTGCGGATCACACCTTCCGGCAGCTTCCAGGCGGCTTCTGCCAGCGTGCGCAGTTGTGCGGTGTCGGCAGCGGTCAGCATGCGCAGGCCGTATTCAGGGGCCACGGCCTCCCGCCACATCTCACTGTTGAACATGCCCAGGTTGATCATGCGCAGCAATTTTGGCAGTGCCTTCTGCACCTTCACGCGGTCGGTCTTGTCCTTCTCACCGAGCACGCCCGCCTTCTCCAGCTCCCTGTTGAAGACCTTGCGGCGCTCACGCTGCCAGGCTTTGTCCAGTTCGTTGGTCAGGGCCAGGCGTTCGTCCTGCGTCAGTCCTTGCAGCCGCTCGTCCAGCATGAGCCGCCGGTAAATCTCGATCTGCCGGGCCTTCTGTGTCGAAGGCATGTCCGTAAAAATTTCCGCCCAATTCATGCCGGGGGCGATCTTGGCGGCCAACTCCTTCAGCAGCTTGGCCAGCGCCGGGCTGTCCTTGGCCAGCAAACGGTTCTTCGTAGCCTCGGCAGCTTTGGCGGTCGTCTCAGCAGCCTGCTGCTGCCATTGCTGCAAGGTCTCGTTCAAAGCCCGAACAGCCAGTGGTCGCCCCTGCGCCCAGGCCTCGGGAGAAATGCCACCCGCCTGCGCCTCCTCATCCCACACACGCATCACCGCCTCCATGGCCCGCTGCGGATTGCGCAGGACTTCCGCCCGCACATCTACGGCACGTTGCCCGCTTTGATCTGCGCCCGTCGCCAGCGTCTGTCCATAGCCAGCCGCCTCAAAGCCACGTTGCACCGCCTGCTTCACCATGCCCGGCGCATAGGCCACCGTCGGCGTGGCTGGCATCAGCTCATTGAGCCGTTTCAGTGCCGCCGACTCGGTCATACCCAGCTCGATGAGCATGAGGCGCACCTGCTCCCGGCCTGCCTTCCATGACTCTTCAAACATGGGAGCCTCTGCCACCTGATCCACAAACGTGCGGGCCAGCAATTCACCGAATGACAACGCATCAGGCTTCAAAGGCTTGCCCCTGACCGCTGCACCCAGCGTGCGCTTGAGACTCGCCACCAGCGCCGCCAGCGCCGTTTTCTGTTCTGGCTTGACCTGGCTGCTCTTCGCCTTTTGCAGCAGCGCACGGGCCACATCGTCGATCATTTCATCGCGTTGCGTCTTGCCATTCACCAGCCCCGCCACTGCCTCGCGAATCGTCACGCGCGGTTTCAATCGTGCGCCCATGACGGCATTCAGAATAGCCTCCACGCGCTCCGTGATGTCACCCTGCACATCGTTGAGGATGCGAGTAATTTTCTCCACCGCACCAGTGCCACCGCCTTCAAAGCGTTTGTCCATCACCGCGTCGGCACGATCCACGAGGATGCCTTGCGCGGCCATCACGGGGGCGATGGGTTGCAGGATGGTGTTGTTCACCACGCCACGCTGGCGCAAAGCGCGGGCGGGGTCGGCGCTCAGAAACTCACGGGTCCACACGCGGGCCATGCGCTGGCTTTGCACATGCGCCCACAGGCGCTGCACCTCCGTGCCGTTGGTGGTCGATTCCGAGGTCAGGCGTGAGATCAGCAACGCAGCGGCATGTTCCGCCGCATCCAGCGGCAGCGGCACGGCCTGCGCCACGAACTGCTCCACCGCTGTCTGCGTGTCCACACTGTCCAGCCAGCGCCGGGCTTGATCCGCCACCATCGCATCCGTGCGCGGGCCGTTGATCACACGGGCGGCCTCGTTCGGACTGGCAAAACGGGACTGCGTTTCGTTCGGGGCAGGCGTGCTTCGCGCTACTTCATCACCAATTCCCCCGGAATCTCCGATTCCGGCAGTCCCGACACTTCGGCCAGATACTTCGTCCGGTCCGGTTGTTCCTCGGCCTTGTCCAACAACGCCACCAATTTCTGACTGCCGATTTGCAGACAATACTGATCCCACGCTGAGAGATTGGAAATAGCTACGGACATAGGGAATGATAGCATCAATTTCGGCATCGGTCAATAAGGTGTAAACATTGGCATCGCCGTAATTAGGTTGGGCGCGGCCTGCCAATTTGGCGGTGGCGCGTTCAATGCTGCGGGCCAGTAATTCCTTGGGATCAACAGCGTAGCGCAGCCATTTGGCCATCTTGGTTTGGCTGCCGGTGTTGGCACGCGCAGCGATTTGCAGCTCTTTGAAAGAAGCTGTGCGGGTCAGCACTCCCATGAGCTGCTTCAGCGGCGCATGCTGCTCCAAATCAAAGCCACTGCCCGGCGTGTGGGCGTGGTGCAGATGATGCGAAAACTCATGCACCGCCGTGTTGGCAAGCTGCGCATCGCTCAGATTGTCATTCAGGGCGATGTGGCCGCGCACCACATACTCGCCATGATCACGGCTGCTTTTGGGCATCAGCTTCAAACCAATGGTCTGAACTTTGCTGAGAGACAAACCCCACAGGCTTTCGAGGCTGGAAATGGCATTGAATACCACGCCGCGCATGGCGGCAGGCACCTCTGCGTCTGATTGCAAGGCATTGGCCAACGTGCTGTCAGGATTGGCTAGCGTCGGCGTGGCCCGTGCCTCTTTCGGCTTGGTCTTCGGCAGATTCCGCCGCTGCATGCCGTAGGGGTTGATGCGCTGCGCTCGGTCTGCCTGGGGCGCGCCCCCACGCTTGCCCGTTCCCTGCGGATTGATCGCCCCGACCTCGCTGGTCCGCATCGCGGCCTGCCAGGCACCTTGCAAATACTGGCGCACGGCTTCGCCGAAGCGCTGGAGCATGCTTGTCGCCCATTGGGCAAAGGTTTGACCGGCACGAACTGCCGCACTGGCCAGATTTACCAGCGCATCCGCGGCGGCACCTGGCAGCGTGGTGCTGCCTGCGTTGCTGCGGTTGCCACCTTGCAGGTTTTGCAGCCCACGGCTGGTGCCATAGCGCACCGTGCCACCTTGCTGCTCGACGTTGATCGCGGCGGCAAGGATAGCGTCCTGCGCCTGTTCCGCCTGCTGACCGGTCAGTTTGATGACTTGACCTGGGCGTTTGAGATTGCGCAGTAGCACCTCGACCTGCCCCTGCTCATTCATGCGGACACTGCGGAGCAGTTGGTCATTGTGCGGCACATAGGTATTCCCATTGTTATCACGCAGACTTAGCGTGCCATCCTCTGCCGGAATAAACTGGGCCTCGGACACTTGCGGGTCTGGCATGGCCTGAAGCTCCGCCAGTCGGACTTGCTGTGCCGTCTCACCCACAGCACGCTGCACCGTTTCAGGGTCTGAAACTTCGATCACAGGGCCATTTGGCACTTCGACCACCAGCCGCTGCCCGTCTTGCTGCAATCGCCCAGCATAGCCCTCGTAATTCACGACGTCTCCCACTTGCGGAGCCGCCACCATTGCGCCCGTCCCTGCACCTGCTGGCGCAGTCGGGGACGGCACTGGCATTTCAGTGCCCGTTTGCACATTGGAGCCAGTGATGGTTTGCGCGGGTTCGGCTGTGACTCCCGCGATTGCATTCTGCGCGATCTGATCGGCAGGCGCACGCTCGCCGGGAGTCAAAGGGGTTTGTGTGGGTGGTGTTGTAGAGGGGTCGGACATTGTTTGTCCTACCCCCTCCAAATCCGCCACCTCATCCGCCGTCAGCTCCCCGGTATCCTCCGGCAGGTCCGGCACGAGGCTTTCTTGCGCAATCCGGCTCAGCGTGGAAGGCAGCGGGCCAGCAGCGCCAGCCAGCGGGGCAGCGCCAGGCGTTGCTCCAGGTGTTTGAGGCGCGCCAGTCGGCGCTGGCGTTTGATTCGGTGGTAAGCCGTCATTCGTTGATAGTTCTGGGTTGATGGTTGATGGACTGAGGGCTTGCACAGCGGCCTTGGCTCCCACGCCCACGCCCATGAGTCCGAGAGAGCCAGCCAGGGAATCTTTGGCGATTTGCAGCCGCTCCGCAGCGCTCAGATAGGGGTTGTCAATGGTGGCGCTGACTTGCTCTCCGAGCATTTCTCCGGCAATGCCTTTGGCGGCATCGAGCGCACGGCTGCCAGCACTGGCCCCCTTGGTGGCGATTTGCACCCCCTTCTTCACTGCCAGCATGCCGGGCAGTAGTTCCGCTGGATCTGCCGCCTCGGAAATCAAAGGCCGCGCTTCGGGTGCAAGCGCACGCCCCAGCGTGGTGTCGTTCTCCAGGGCTTGTTTGTCTGCTTGCAGCTTGGCACGGAAAGGCGTGCGCAGTAGGTTGGCTTGCAGCGCCTCCCAGGCTTGCGGGGAGCGCGTGGTGAGGTAGCTCTGCATGAGCTTCACGTTTTCCTCATTGCCGAGCAGGCTGTTTTGATCAGCCCAGTCTGCGTTGCCGTAAAATTGTTTTTGGGTGTCGCGCACCGCTTGATTCTGCTCGTCGATCCACCCACCAAAGCCTTGCTGGTGGGCCAGGAAATCGCCTTGGTCGATCTGCTGTTTCAGCGCACCGAGTTTCTGCACCAGAGGTTGCTCCGCATCGCTCAGCATGGCCGCGCCGCTGGCGGCAAGTCCCACGATGTTGCGGCCCAGCGCTGGGCCAAGGGTTTCCCCTGGCACCTGGCCGGTGACTCCGCCTTGACCATCCGGCAGCACGGGACTCAGACCAACCACGCCCGTGCCGATGATGGCGGGCAGATCCTTGATGGTCTGGCCCGCCACGCCCGCATAGCGCATGGCGGTTTCTCCGAAGGTCTCGCTCTCACTCACAAACTGGCGGGCCTGCTGCGCTGCCGCGCCAAAATTCTGCCAGAGTTCCGGCGTCCAGCCCCCATCACGTTCCGCAATGAAGCGACTGGCCTCGCCAATGCCCTTTTCCACATACGTTTTCCGCGTGTCGAAAGGCAGCTTGGCAAACTCTGGATCGTCCAGCATTTGCCCGAACTCGTCGGGTGAAAGAAGGTCTTGTGGCATGGGAGGATGAAATAAGATTAGCGGCCCCCAAGACCACGCCATGCAGCACCAGGCGTGGCAGCAGCAGCAACAGGCCGTTGATCCCCAGGGATGCCGTTGTCATCAGGATCACCAGGATTGTAAATCTGGACGCGTTCCCAGCGGTTCTTGGCAGCATTCCATTGCACGTTGGTTTTCACATCGCCTTCGCTCACAGTCTGAATGCGGGGGGCTTTGTCCTGCTCGATGGGTGTGAGCTTCGTGCCGGGGCGCGTCGGCCCCATGCCGCCCACGGGCGGGGCATCGAGCGGCTGCTCCTGGAACGTGGGCAGGCCTGCCACCGGCGTGCCGCCCAGAGTCGGCACACGGAAAGAGGTGTTGGGCACCTGGGTCATTTCAATGCTGGGAGCACCTTCTCGCTTGAAGGCTGCCACTTGCTTGCCCGTCTGGTTGTCCACGATTATGTTCATGCCGCCCGCTGGCACTTCACTGAAACGCGGCAGTGGGGGTAGGCCGGTGGCACCATTCATCGTGCTGGGGGGCAGCGGCTTTGTGGTGTCCAAACTTGATGCGCCATACATCACGTTTGGAATGGCACTCATAATATCTATTTTGTAGCCTGTGTCATTGGTCCCTCCACTCATACTGGAAGAGGAACCGGGCCTGTATGGAACGAGAGGTGTTGCAGCACGAGGAGCAAATCCAATTGGCAACCCAGGCACTTGCGGCATGCCGCCGGGCAGGGGCTGGCCGGTCCAGGGCATATTTAAGGGCGGCAGCAGGGGCTGCTCGGTGTTGGCTTCGGCGGCGGCGGCAGTGCCATAGCTGGGCATGCCGAGGGCTTGTTCCGTCGTCGCGGGCGGGGGCAGATTGGCCAGGGGATCGAGCGGCGCAGGCAGCGGTTGGGTGTTGTTGGCGAGCATCCCTGGCGCAGGCTGGCCGTAGCCTTGAGGCGCGGCTTGCGGCTGGTCGTAGCCACGCTGGCCGGGGTCGCGATAGCCTACTCCCCGGATTTTATTCCCTCGGAAGGGCTGCCCGAAGGAGTTCAACCGCTGGCCCGAATAGCCAGCGGCGGGGGTTTTGCCATAGCTCTGGCCACCGCCTGGCATCTGCGGCATGCCCATGCGCCCGTTGGGGTTGCGCGTGAGGCTGCGGTCTCCCGTGACGAGACTGCGCGTGGGGCCACTAAGCCTGCGGTCTCCCGTGACGAGACTGCGCGAGGGGCCAGAGTTCCGCGTCAGGTCGAAGCTCTGCACGTCTTGGCGCGGCTGCATGGGGCCGCTGCTGTAAACGGGCGTCAGCCGCGTCTGGTTCGGCTGCGTGGGGTCAGTGCTGAAGACGGGTCGGATCATAAGTTTTTCCTTTGGTAGATGAGGTGATGATAACAAATTCCGATGCAGATAAAAGCGACAAAACAGGTCATGCCAGCGTGATTCAAGGGCCAATGTAGATGCGGACAAATCGCACCGAAAAGAGTTCGTCGGGATCTGTCGAGAGTGATGGCCAGGCGGACCAGTCCGTAGTCATGCCCGGCGCGACAACAATCGCGCTTGACATGAGTAGTCTGTTATCTCGGTCTCGCCTTTTTTCCCAGTTCAAACTGAACTGGGCTTGACCGAAGTTGACGACGCGCCAGCGGCACGCCTTGGCCCAAGCTACTCCGGTCAGTTCTGTGTATGAGCCTTGGCTCAGTAAAGACACAGCAGGGTTAAAAGCGTTCTCGTTGACACTTTGCCATTGATCCTGGTCCCAAGTGGAGACTGCCTCACTGCTGACAGCCGTGGCCTCGCGGCGGAGATTGGAGATGGCATCCTGACGGAGACTGACAACGGACTTACTACTCGTCACGCTGTAGGTTCCGGTGCCCAGACTGGGGCCGTAATCAAACGGCGGCGGCTCTTGATCACTGGTCACAGTGTAAACGCAGTTTTGCTCCGGTGTCTCACCCTCCTCATAGAAATTAATATTGCCACTCCATTGGGTGTTCGTGGTGATGGTGCCATTCTCAAAATCCTCGGTGCTGGTTGTTGAGATAACATAGATCGGTGGATTTTCATTGACGTCATAATCGCCGCAGATGCTGGCAAAGAGCTTCTGCGTTTCGACCTCGATGCGCAGACCGGCAAACCGAAAGCCTTTCACAACTTCTTCCTCCACCGGCAGCCGCTCCAGTGTGTGGATCCCGCCATACCCGTGCAGGCGGACGCCTGGCCCTGCGCGCAGCTCCACCGGCTGTTCTGCGGTGCTTAGCTGCGGTGTGAGGCCAGACTTCTCTGACCTGGCCAGGGTGTAAACCTCATTCGCGCCGGATGAAGTCACGCCGGAGATGGTTTGCTTGTCGCCATACCCCTGCATGCGAGCGCCCTTCCCAGGCCAGAGCCTGGGAGAATCAAAGAGCGCTTTAATTTCAGGCATCATGGCGCAGCAGTCGTGAAGGTTCCGACTGAACTATAGACCCGCACGTCTTGGTCGGTCAGCGCCCAGATTTTGTATTTGTATTCGCTGCTCGGTGTCAGCCCGGAGATGGCTTGGCTGAAAGAGCCGGTGCTGCCACCGCTCGTCAGAGAAATGGCCAGCGGATCCCCGACTTCTGGGTTGGCGTCATCCGCCGTCAGCGCATAGACCACGCCACGGGTGGCGATGAATGCAGGCTCGTCACAATTCACCGTGCCGCTGAGTGTGGTGGCGGCACTGGTCGGGGTCGTGGCAGCGGGGGAGGTCACGGTCACCGTCGGCGCAGCAGTCGTGAAGGTGCCCACTGGCCCGTAAATCCGCCCATGCTCGGTGGTGAGCGCCCAGGGCTTGAAGCTGTAAGCGCTCAAATAAGCCAAGCCTGTGACCGCCTGGCTAAACGGGCCGGTGGTGCCACCGCTATTGGCAGTCGGCGTGGTGACATTGGTGCCACCGAATTCGGGGTCAGCGTTGTTGGCGGTCAGTGCATAGGACACGCCTCGGCTCGTCACGTCTAGACCGCTGCCAGCAGCTAGGGTGCCGCCAAGCGTAGCTCCACTGCTGGTCAGGCTGGCACTCGTCGGAGCTGTGACCAAGGCGGTCGTCGTGAAGGTGGTCACCGGGCCATAAACGCGGATCTGCCCGCTGGTAAGCGCCCAGGGCTTGAAGCTGTAAGTGCTGGAAGGACGCAGCCCTGTGCGCGCCACGGTAAAGAGACCGGGGCCAGACCCACTGGTGGCATTGATCGTCGACGCCTCATCGACTTCGGGGTTGGCGTTATCTGCGCTCAGTGCATAGACCACGCCACGGCTGGAGATCGTGTCCTGCGTTTGGATCACCACTGTGCCCCCCAAAGTGACGGTTGTGAACGAGAGGCTGGCGACGGTTGGCGACGTGACCTTGGTGATGGCTGGACTCAAGGCCGTCACCCTCCGCCGCACAAACCCACCTAAAATCTCACGCTGCCGGTCGTCGATGACGATTTCGTTTGGCCAGTCAATGTAATTGGTCGCGTCGTCATTCAGATAAGCAAAGCTGTAAGTGATGGTATTATTGGAGCCAATATTGACAATCACCGGTGGGTTTAAGACCACCGCAATACGAATGGCAGCATGAAGACACGAGTCGAGATTGAGCGTGCCCACGGAATAGAATGCGCTGCTAAAACCACTGCTGACATTTGTTCCAATTTCATCGTTTAACCCACGATCAGTCATCGGCTCATAGACCGGTATCGTAAAAGGCGACGGCGAATAAAATTCTTCAATGCGCACGCGGGTCGGCCCTTGATACGCCTCTTTGTAGCGTGGCCGCGCGACGTAGGTGCCGTCTCCGAGGAGACGTTTGAAGACCTGGAGAGAGAGCAGCACCTTCGGCCAAAACATGCTCGGCTCGGTGTCGAAATAGGTGCGGTAAGGGGTTTGCGCCTGCTCGTTGGTGAGAGACGGGGCAAAGATGAACTCATGGTAACCGCTCGGCCCCTCTTCATCCTTGATGAACAGGTAGCTGCCAAACTCATCTTGGCGGATCTTGTTGGGCAGTTTGCAGGCGCTGAAAGTTGTGGTGAGCGGCGTTGGCATGTCTGCCTGCCGCGTCAGACTCTTCGGCACGCGGAACCGCATCGCCAAGAGGCCAGGGACCGGAAGTGCCAGTGGTTCGAGGATCTGGATTTCTTGTGAGTCCATGGTTCAGAGTTTCACCGTGGGGGGTTGTTCCTTCGGCATGCTGCCCGCCAGGGCCAGGGCGTTTTGCTGCTGCGCTTGCAGCGCACGCGCCCGCTGCCAGACCTCTGACACGCCGGGAAATTTCAGCGCGTCGGTGAAGGCTTTGTAGCGTCCGGCGATCTCGTCGTGCTTGTCGCGTGCTCCGGCATCGTGCAGTGCCTCGGCCACATCGTCGGCAGGGGCGTTCACGGGCAGCGTCACCAACAGCCCACGCGGCCCGCACTGCTTCAGCCAGAGCTGGCAGTCCTGCATGGCAGGGTCACGGCCCAGGCATGCGTAGCCGAGAGCGGTCATGAGGTCGGGGGCGGTCATTGGGGCAGGGTTGATGGTGGGGGGTTACTGGGTGGCTTGGTGGTGCATGGCGTCTCTTGACCAGAAGGCACCGGCACTGACCCAGCCTTCACGGGCGAAGGCTTCCATGACTTCGAGCGGCATGGTGGCGCGGCCTGGCCAGGTCACATGGTTGCCATTGTCATCGGGGTCCAGATCCACGGCGGCACCGCGGGCATGCAGGCTGGGCAGGCTGCCGCCACGCATGGCGCGGTTGTTGTAACAGCCTGCATACTGGCCCAGCACGCTGCGGTTCGGACTCTTGGAAATCTCAGTGAAGATGCGCACCAGGGAGGCCGCCACTTTCTGGTGGCAGCGCACGGTTTTGACCGGTTTCCCGGCATACTTCAGGCCCAGGCCTGCCACATCGGCATTGACGAGTTGCGTTTCATCCCCCGCAGCGCCGTAGAATTTCGTCAGGCTGGCTTGATCGGTCTTTGGCCAGGGGTTCTTCTTCGGCATGAGACTGCGCAGATACGCCTGGCAGGCGGCAGTGCTCTTCGGCCCCCAGAACCCATCGGGCGTGGTGCCAATCTTGGCTTGCATGAGGGCGATGTCTTTGGCGTTCATTCGTCGTCAGGGGTCAGGGCTTGCAGCATGGCCAATTCAAAGCGTTCATCGCGGCGCAGGTAGGGGCTGGCGGGCAGGTGGCCGGGATTCACATACTCGGCCTTCATTTGCAGCGGGCGCAGGTAGGAGACTTCGAGCGCTTTGAAGACCAGCTCAGAGCAGAACCACTTGCCGTTCTCTTTGGCCGGGGTGCGGGTGACGAATTTCAGCACGCTGCGCCAGTCGTAGGAGGAGCCGATTTGGTTTGCGGCAAAGGCGCAGGCGGCGTCCCACATGCGCGGCGTCATGCCGGGCACCTCGTAGGCGTGGATGCGCTCCCAGTCCTTGGCCTTCAGCTCACGCGTGCGCACGCCGTAGAAGGGATAGCTTTCGAGCACGCGA